ATGGCCGCCATTCTTCTGACACCGCCGGAGACCGAGCCGCTCTCGGTTTCCGATGCTAAGGCGTATATGCGCGTCGAGGTCGATGACGACGACGTGCTGATCGCTAGCCTGATCGCGGCAGCACGCAGCCATGTCGAAGCGCTCGGCCGCTGCGCGCTGCTGACGCAGACCTGGCGGCTGGTGCTGGATGGCTGGCCACCAGACGGGCGCATCAAGCCGAAATTCTCGCCGCTGTCGGCCATCGCCGCCGCGCGCGTCTATGACGAGGCAGGCACGGCGCACACGGTCGATCCTGAGAACTTTGTGCTCGATGCCGCGCAAAACGTGATCGCGGTGCGGTCATGTTCATTGCCGCAGCCGGGGCGCGCTACGGCAGGAATTGAGATCGATGTTGTTGTGGGATTTGGCGACGCGGGCAGCGACGTGCCACCGCCCTTGATGCAGGCGCTGCGGATGCTGCTCGCGCACTGGTACGACAATCGTGGCCTGATCGCTATCGGCGCGAGCATCGCGGTGATGCCACCGAGCGTCAACGCGCTGATCGCCTCTCATCGGGTGCTGTCGCTATGATCGATCCGGGACAGTTGAGAACGCGTCTGGTGCTGCAGCAGCCAGTCGAGACGCCGGACGACCAGGGCGGCGTGACGCGCGTCTGGTCGTCTTACGGTAATGCGTGGGCGAAGGTTGAGCCGCTATCCGCACGGCCGGGCGTGGAAGCGGATTCGAGCGGCACCACGCAGCATTACCGCATCACCCTACGTGCGAATTTCAGCCTCACGCTGCAACACCGGCTGGTGGAGGGCGCGAGGGTCTACCAGATCGTCGCGATCCGGGACTCCGGCGACCGCCGTTTCATCGAGATCGACGCGCAGATGCGCGTTCAATGAGGCCTTCGACATGACACCATCCAACGTGGCTCTGCGCGCGGCCATTCATACGGCCCTGCGCGGCAACAGCGCACTGGCGGCTGTGCTCGGCGACAACCGCATTTACGACGAGCCGCCACGCAATGCCGCCTTTCCTTATGTGACGCTGGGCGAGGCGCGCCTGATGGATTCGTCCGGCGACGGCAGTGAGACGCAAGAGCATCAACTCACGCTGCATGCCTGGTCACGGCAAGGCGGGCATCGCGAGGCGCACGTGATCGCGGGCGCGCTATTGCAAGCGCTCGACGACGCGCCGCTGTCGCTGGAGGACAATCGCCTCGTCAATCTGCGCTTCTCGCTGGCCGACATTCGCCGCGAGAATGACGGCAAGACTTATCACGCGCTGGTGCGCTTCCGTGCGGTGACCGAGCCTTCGGCCTGATCGCGATCAACATCGAACATCCAAGGAGACGCCATGGGCGCGCAAAAGGGCAAGGACTTGCTCCTGAAAATGAACGACGGAACGGACTACGTCACGGTCGCGGGACTGCGAAGCCGCAAGATCGCGTTCAATGCCGAGACGGTGGATGTGACGCATGCCGAATCCGTGGACCGCTGGCGTGAGCTGCTGGAAGGGGCGGGCGTCAAGCGCGCTTCGATTTCCGGGCGCGGCCTGTTCAAGGATGCAGCCTCCGACGCGCTGGTGCGGCAGGCGTTCTTCGACGGCACGATCAATGCGTGTCAGGTGGTGGTGCCGGATTTCGGCACCATCGAGGGGCCGTTCCAGATCTCCAGCCTGGAATTCTCCGGTGAGCACAATGGCGAAGTGACATTCGACATCGGCCTTGAGTCCGCGGGCGCGCTCACCTTCACCGCGCTCTAGGAGGGGACGATGGCGAATTCCCATCGCGGCGAGATTGAAGCCTCGCTCGGCGGCAAAGCGCGCACGCTGGTACTGACGCTCGGCGCGCTGGCCGAACTGGAAAGCGCGTTCGGCGCCGATGATCTGATGGCGCTGGCGGAACGCTTCGGCACCGGGCGGCTGTCGGCGCGCGACCTCATCCGCATCATTGCGGCGGGGCTTCGCGGCGCAGGCGAGGCGATTTCCGACGATGAGGTCGCCGCGCTGAAGATCGAAGATGGTGTGACGGGCTATGTCCGGATCGCTGCCGACCTGATCGCTGCCACGTTCGATGGTGCGTGAGCGATGAAGCCGTTTCCCTGGGCGGAAGCGATTGGGTTTGGACTCGGCGTGTTGCGACTGTCGCCCGCGCAATTCTGGGCGATGACGCCGCGCGAACTGGCATTGGCAATCCGTGCGATGCGCGGAACGGTCGCCGAGCCGATCGATCGCACCGCGCTCGATGACCTGATGAAACAATTTCCCGATCGTGAGGCCATTTCATGAGCGATACGTTCACCAACCTGGACGACGCAACCCAAACTGCGAGCACCTTGGCGCTGCGGGTGCGCGATCTTGAATTGGGCGCGACATCTTTCTCTCGCGCGATGACGCAGGCCTTTGCGGTTTCCGTCACCGGCGGCAAGCAGTTCGATGACGTGCTGAAATCGCTGGCACTGCGGTTGTCCAGTCTTTCACTCAGCGCCGCGCTGAAGCCGGTACAGAATTCAATCGCAAGCGGTATCGGAAACCTGCTGTCGGGATTGACCGGCACAGCCTCGTCCGCCGGTACGGCGTTTGCGGCGGCGAACGGCGCGGTGAAGCCATTCGCCGCCGGCGGCGTGATCGGCACGCCGACTTACTTTCCGCTGATGCAGGGCGGCGTTGGTCTTGCGGGAGAGGCAGGGCCGGAAGCCATCATGCCGCTGCGGCGCGGGCCGGATGGACGCCTCGGTGTGGCCGGGGCAAGTGGCGGCGTCAACAACATCACGGTGCAGATCGCAACGCCGGACCCCGGCAGCTTCCGTCGCTCGGAAAGCTACATCACCGGCCAGATCGCGCGTGCGGTCGCGCGCGGCCATCGCAGCCTGTAGGCGCGGGGAGTTCGATGACATTCTTTCATGAAATCCTGTTTCCGCTCGACATTGCGCTGAAAAGCGCGGGCGGCCCGGAGCGGCGCACCGAGATCGTTGCGTTCGGCTCGGGGCGCGAGCAGCGCAACGCACGCTGGGCGCATTCGCGGCGCCGCTATGATGCGGGCTATGGCGTGAAGTCGCTCGACGCCTTGCAACAGGTGGTGGCGTTCTTCGAGGAGCGGCGCGGGCAGCTTTATGGTTTTCGCTGGCGTGACCGGCTCGATCATTCTTCCGCAACCGAAACCCCGACGCCGCTGGACCAGATGCTGGGTGCAGGCGATGGCGCGCAGACACAATTTCAGCTTACGAAAACTTACGGCTCCAGCTACGCGCCTTATGCGCGGGCGATCGAGAAGCCTGTGCCGGGTAGCGTTCGCGTTGCCGTGGCGGGCGTAGAGGCGACTGTAGACACCGACTTCACCTGCGATTCCACGACGGGGATCGTCACGTTTTTACCAGGACATATTCCAGCGTCCGGTACAGCAGTGACGGCGGGCTTTCTGTTCGACGTGCCGGTGCGGTTCGATACGGATTATCTCGAAGTCGATCTGTCGGCGTTTGCCGCGGGCGCGATTCCGAAAATTCCGCTCGTGGAGATAAGGCCATGAGAGCAATTTCATCCGCCTTGCAGGAGAAGCTCGATAGCGGTGTCACCACGCTGGCGCGATGCTGGATTGTGACGCGCCGCGATGGCGTGGTGCAGGGCTTCACCGATCATGATTCAGATCTGGCGATTGACGGCGTGACATGCCGCGCCGGCACCGGGTTCGGCGCATCGGAAGCCACGAGCCGCTTCGATCTGTCGATCGACGGCGCGGAGATTTCCGGCGCACTCGCAGCGGACTCCTTGACCGAATCCGATCTCGCCGCCGGACGGTTCGATGCGGCGCAGGTCGATACCTGGCTGGTGGACTGGAGCGACGTGACGCTGCGCCTGCTGTTGTCACGCGCAACGCTCGGCGAGGTGAAGCGCGAGGGCGAGGCGTTCAGCGCCGAATTGCGCGGGCTGGCCGACAAGCTCTCGCAAGAGAACGGGCGGCTCTACACCGCGCGTTGTACCGCCGACCTTGGGGATGCGCGCTGCAAGATCGCGCTCACAGCGGCGGGGCTGAACGGCGCGGGTGTCGTGTCACGTTTGCTGGGCGTGTCCGCCATCGCCGTGGATGGATTTACCGATTTCGCCGAAGGGATTTTCACCGCCGGATGTCTGACCTGGACCAGTGGCGCGAACAATGGCCTTGCGGTCGAGATCAAGGAGCACCGCGTTGTCGGTGGCGAGGTACAGCTCACGCTATGGCAGGCAATGAGTGAGGTCATCGCCGTGGGTGATGCCTTCGGTATCACCGCCGGTTGCGACAAGCGTTTCGCGACGTGCCGCGACCGCTTTGCC